CAATATATAATAGAAGATTACGAGTTCTCGCAAGATGAACCATTTTACGAATACAGCAGTGGAAGGGATTGAATGAAAATAGATAAGAAAAAAGATAAGTTATTAGCAGATTATGCAGTTGGAATGTTGAAGGACTTTTATTTGAATGAGAATGAAAGTAGTCCTCAAGAAGCATATGCAAGAGCAAGTACAGCATGGAGTACATACAAGGGTGAATTAGATGAAGATCTCGCAGAGAGACTGTATTCGTATGTAAGTAACAAGTGGTTCATGTTCGCATCCCCTGTTTTATCAAACGCACCAAATGGAACTAAGAAAGGTAAGGGTTTACCTATCTCCTGTTTCCTAACCTACGTACCAGACACCTTAGAAGGTCTTATATCGCATAGTAGTGAGTTGAGATGGTTGTCTGTGTTTGGTGGTGGTGTTGGTGGTCACTGGAGTGACGTACGTACCGTATCAGACATTGCACCAGGCCCTATGCCATTCATACACACAGTAGATGCTGATATGATTGCATACCGACAGGGTAAGACTCGTAAAGGATCCTATGCCGCTTATATGGATGTGAGTCATCCAGACATCATTGAATTTCTAAACATGCGTATACCTACAGGTGACGTACAACGTAAAGCACTTAACTTACATAATGCTATCAACATTACCGATGAGTTTATGAATGCTGTTATGGATAACACTGACTTTGATTTGCGTGATCCCAAAGATCAAGCAGTAAAAGAATCTATCAATGCTCGTAAGTTGTGGGAACGTATTTTAGAAACAAGATTCCGTACAGGTGAACCATACCTAAACTTCATTGATACTGCAAACAAGTATCTACCAGAACCATTAAAAGATCTTGGTTTAAAGATCAATGGTAGTAACTTATGCAATGAAATACACTTACCTACATCCGAAGACAGAACCGCAGTATGTTGTCTTTCGTCTTTAAATTTGGAGTATTATGATGAGTGGAAAGACACTACTATTGTTCGGGATCTTATCCGCATGTTGGATAACGTCCTCGAATACTTTATTGAAAACGCACCCGACTCAATCGAACGTGCTAAGTTCTCTGCATCAAGAGAGAGGTCTATCGGACTTGGAGCAATGGGATTCCATTCTTTGTTACAACATCATGGGGTCGCATGGGAGTCCGAAACCGCAAGGGAAATTAACCGTGTTGTGTTCTCCAGAATTAAATCTGAGGCAGTTGCAGAAACTGAGTTGTTGGCACAAGAACGTGGGTCGTATCCAGACGGAGAGATGTCTGGTCGAAGAAATTCCCACCTTCTTGCTATCGCCCCGAATGCTTCGTCTGGTGTAATACTATCAACCAGTCCATCCATTGAACCATTAAAGGCAAATGCATATACACATCGTACACGTGCAGGATCCTTCTTGGTTAAGAACAAGTATCTGACAAGATTGCTTGATGCAAAGGGTGAAAACAATGAGTCCAACTGGTCATCAATTATTACAAATAAAGGTAGTGTTCAACACCTTCCTTTCCTTACAGAAGGTGAAAAAAGTATATATAAAACAGCACAGGAATTAGATCAGAACTGGGTAGTACAACACGCAGGGGATCGACAACCTTTTATCTGTCAAGGACAGAGTGTAAATATTTTCTTCCCCGCAGGTGCAGATAAGTCTTATGTGAATAGGGTACATATCAAAGCATGGAGTGAAGGTCTCAAGGGTTTATATTATCTACGCACAGAAGCAAAGTCTCGTGCGGAAAACGTCTCAGAAAAAGTAGAACGTGTCGCACTCCAAGAGGATACACGAAGCATCGTGTACTCCAAAAAGAATTGCCCGTTCTGTTCCATGGCAATGGAAGAACTGAAGTTGAGAGGAATACCATACGATAAGATAGATCTTGCAGACATTGGTAAAACCGCTGCCGAAGTGACAGGAAGAAAAGTAAAAACCGTCCCTCAAATATACATTGGTGGTAAGTATATTGGTGGATACGAAGAACTAATGAAGCATCTCGAAACACCATTCGAAGATGAGTCAGAAGAATGCAGAGCTTGCGAAGGATAAAAAATGGCACTATTAGATTTTAGTAAAACATATAAACCTTTCCTCTACCCTTGGGCAGTGGAATTGGTAAAGAAACATGAAGAGATCCACTGGGTAGAAGACGAGGCAGAACTCTCGGAAGATATCCAAGACTGGAGAACTAAATTATCAGAAGAAGAAAAAGAATTTGTTACTCAAGTACTGAGGTTGTTCACACAATCAGACGTACAGGTAGGGGAGAACTACCACGAGTTATTGATCCCGAAGTTTAAGAACAACGAGATCCGTAACATGCTATCATCATTTGCTAATCGTGAAGGAGTACACCAACGTGCATACGCACTATTGAATGATACTCTGGGATTACCAGATGAAGAACATTCTGCGTTCATGGAATACAAAGAGATGGCAGACAAGATTGACTTCATGAAAGAGGGTAACATCAATACCCATACTGGACTTGCATTAATACTTGCACAGTCTGTATTCAATGAGGGTATGTCTCTGTTCGCATCGTTCGTGATGTTGTTGAACTTCCAACGTTTCGGTAAGATGAAGGGTATGGGAACAATCGTAGAATGGTCTATCCGTGATGAGACTATGCACGTACAAGGTAATGCGAAACTATTCCGTGAGTTCTGTGAAGAGCATCCACGTATTGTTAATGACGAACTCAAGTCTAAGATCTATGAGATGGCAAAGAATGCTGTTAAGTTAGAAGACAGGTTCATTACTCTTGCATATAAGTCTGGTACTATCGAAGGTCTAACTGAAGAAGATGTTAAGCAATACATCCGACACATTGCAGACCGTAGACTACTACAACTAGGTATGAAACCTAAGTTTGGTGTCAAGGACAATCCACTACCGTGGTTGGACTGGGTACTGAATGGTGCGTCACATGATAACTTCTTTGAGAAACGAGTTACTGAGTATTCCGTAAATGGAATGGAAGGTGAATGGGGATGGGAAGAAGTCGGCCCTCAACCAGAAACATGTGGTCTTGATGGACAAGGATGTGCGGCGTGAGTGGTAAATACGAGATAGAATGTGGTATATGTGATATAACAACTGTCGTAGAAGTATTGTATGACAATGATCATCCACAGCACTGTCCTATGTGCGGAGAAGATGCAGTACCAGAGTTTATTGAAGGAGTTGAGTAATACCTATATACAGGTATGACTTGGCATAAAAACAACTTAATATTCGAACCAACAGAAGACGAACTCGGCAAGTATGTCGGGTTCGTCTATCTTATTACAGAGCGTGATACTGGTAAGAAGTATATCGGTAAGAAATTCTTCTGGAGCAAACGCAGACTCCCACCATTGAAAGGTAAGTCAAGGAAACGCACAGTAGTTAAGGAAAGTGACTGGAAGGACTACTACGGATCCTCAGAGACTCTGAAGATACTTGTAGAACATAAAGGTGGTGAAGCATACTACCGTGAGATCCTACACTTGTGTGAAACAAAAGGTGAATGTTCCTACCTTGAAGCAAAGGAACAGTTCCTACGTGACGTTCTGTTACGTGAAGATTACTACAACGAATTCATAGGTTGTAAGATCCACTCAAAACATCTACCCAAGAAGAAATGGGAACGAGCAATATTTCCGTGAACCACGACTGCATAGTTGCATTCTCTGGTGGAGTAGAGTCCACTGCATTGTTATGTCATGTTGTGAAGCAGGGTATGAACCCATTAGTAATACATGTAGAAGTTGGACTGGGTTGGAAACAGCAATCCGAATGTGCTGATCTTATTGCGTCCAATCTTGATGTTGATTTGAGATACATAGAATATGTCAACGAACACCCCCTAACCGATAAACAAAAACTATTAGATCATTACTTTGATCTTGGTATACATCCCCCATTCTTTTTTACATGGTGTAACATCATGCAGATGGTGAATGTAAATAACCCCCACATTCATAAGATCTATTTTGGGTTTAATGCATCAAATGATAAGCAGATGCCCTATGCCGAAGAACATCAAAGATCAATAGAACGTGTATTGAACCTAATCAATATCCCAACTAAGATGTCCGCACCTCTTGGTCATATGACTAAGAAAGAGCAGTGGGACTCTATCCCCAAACACCTTCAGAAATATGTACATTCTTGTGTACATTCATCAAAACGAGCATGTGGCAAGTGTTCTAAGTGTACAGAATTTCTCCATATGAGTGAAAATAAGTAAAGAAAACGCTTGACACCGTAACCATATAGTGCTATAATACTTGTATTGAGAATGAGAAGAGAGAGAGAATAATGAATAATGATCTAACGTATGTTTCTTTTAAAGACGGAGTAAGTTTCATTGCTCCATTAGGAACGTTTTCTATTCTCCCAGACCACTTCTGGGATCTAACTAACTATCGACCAGTGAGGTTTCCAGAATGATTACTTATGTTACTGCCAACCATATGGAGTTGGAACTGTATTCAGATGATGAATTAGTAGTGAGAAGTGGAGATCCGTACTTCCTTGCCCATGTTGTGGACAAGGTAGGAGGAATGTCAAACACTGTGAGGAGATCTCCGTTCGAGGTCTGGACACAGGAGATGGATGCGTGTTTCATAAAATTATGCAAATTAGTTTGAGAAAACGCTTGACATTGTTATCAAAACAAGTTATAATATGTTTTTAATGGAGGAAAAGATGGTACAAGATTTGGTGTTCTACATTCAAGAGAGTGGAGAATTGAGAGAAGAGATTTTTGAGACGAAGGCAGAAGCAGAAGAGTTTGCGGTTGCCAACGAGTTAACAGACTACTTTGTAGTCGCATTTGATTGCCAGTAGGCAGGAGTTATATTATGGGAATTCATGTAAGTACATATAGACAGGCACCGTACGGTGATCCGTTCTTCGATAACATGGACTGCACCGCAGGTGGTGAGTCAAGTTATGCAAAAGGTTTCACAGTGATGAACTGTGAAGGGCCGTTCGAACCGTGCGAGGAGTACCCCGCCGCAGAGTTAGTGATGGCAGAACCAATCGGTGGTAGAAAGATACTGAGGTTGATTCCACAGTCTAAGATAGGCAAGTGGACAATGTTCGGTGGGAACTACGCAGGAACAAGTGACTCAAGGTTCTCAAGACTTTGTGACAAACTACTTGGTGGAACGTTCTACGGTGCTGTTGCCATTCACGATAGGGTGGAAGGATAATGGCAAAGGGATACAAAAAAGGAAGTCTTCTTATGGAGTACTTCCTTAACCCGCATTTCAAACCTACTGAGAAAGAGATGCAAGAACTAACTAAGATTTTTGGAGTAAGACCACATGAAATTAAATAATGTATTATTGGGTGTAATTGGGGTTTTAGTTGCCATTCTCGGATACCAAGCAATGGGAACAATTTTAGATATGCCAGACGTAATGGTATCGAACTCTACCAAGGAGTGTGTAGAGGTAATTAACTACGGGGATACTGATTGGTCATGTGACAACCTACCAAGCAAGTATAACCACATATGGGTGAAATAATGAAAGAAAATAGATATGTAGCAACAGTATCGTACTATGTGTACGCAGACAGTCCAAGGGACGCAGAGAGAAAGGCAATAGCACTGTGCCACTCTCAGAGAGAGAAATATGACAACCAGTGTGCAATTGAGTCTATTGCAGAGCAACCATTCGGTACTCTGGGTAGTAGCAAGATCGAACTGGAGAACCCTTATTTCTAAAAAAACTTGCATTTATTTCAAGAAAACGCTTGACAAATGCATCTACCTATGAGATAATAGGTACGTTGATTGGGAATGACCCCGCAACAAATTGAGAGAGAATTAAATTATGGCATATGTATCACAAGAA